TTATTACACGGGACATTGCGCGCCTCGTTCTGCGTCTAGCTATCAACTTTTGAAATTTGGGTAACAGGTAACAACTGAGGTAACAGATGAACCAGTCAGATTTTGCAAAACTTCACAACGTCAGCCGAAAGACAGTAACGGCGTGGAAGGCACGTGGTTGGCTGGTTCTGGCGGGTGATGACATTGATGTCGAGGCATCAAATGCCAACATTGAGCGCTTTCGGAAAACTGTTACCCGACCAGAGAAAAAAGTTGCAGGTAACACGCAGGGTAACAAAGCAGGTAACAAGACGGGTAACAGAGCCAAAGGTAACAGATCAGGTAACAGACCTGATAAAGATCCGGTGGATTCTCCCGCAGACGTTGTGAAGAAAATGATTGCTGAAAGCGGTGTCGAGATGACAATCGATGAAGCCAGAGAAATGAAAGAAAACTTTCTGGCGCTGCTTACTCGGTTGGAATATGACATTAAATCAGGTCAGGTACTTCCTTACAAAGAGATGATTGAGGCGGTAGGTAGCGAATATTCACGTATGCGTACCCGCCTGATTGCCATCGCTCCCGAACATGGTCCCCGCTTGCGGGTGCTGGCCTCAACCACTAACGATGCGGAGTTTGTTGAAGCACTGCAAGAAGTGGTTTACGAGGCAATGGAGGAGCTAAGCCTTGATAACAATAACAACGGAGAGAGCAGTTGACCCAGCCGCTTGGCAAAACTTCTCCACGGAACTGCATCAACGACGCAAGAACGTAAAGCCACCCGAACCTCTATCATTGAGTGAGTGGGCCAATAAGCATGCGGTATTGTCAAAAGAGACCAGTGCACAGACTGGGCGATTTCGCTCTTTTGCTTATCAGGATGGCATTATGGATGCAGTAACTGACCCACTGGTGACTCAGGTGTCCGTCATGAAATCTGCCCGAGTGGGTTACACCAAGATTTTGGATCATGTTATCGGCTATTACCTGGTGCATGACCCTTCACCCATTCTAGTTGTGCAACCCCGTGTTGAAGATGCGGAGGATTACAGTAAGACTGAAATTTCTCCCATGCTCAGGGATACCCCTGTTCTCGCTGAGATATCCGGTGATCCGAAAGCCAAGAGCAGTAACCAGACCATCCTTAAAAAGCAGTTTCTCAATGGTTCTAATTTAACGCTGGTAGGGGCAAACAGTCCTGGTGGCTTCCGTCGTATAACTTGTCGAATCATTGCTTTTGATGAAGTTGATGGGTATCCGATAGCGGGGGCCGGTGTTGATGGTGACCAGATAGCATTGGGTACCAAGCGTTCAGAGACATTCTGGAATAGAAAAATAATATTAGGCTCAACCCCGACGGTTAAAGGAATTAGCCGCATTGAGAAGGCTTATGCTGAAAGTGATCAGCGTAAATATTATGTTCCATGCCCTCACTGTGGTGAGTCTCAAACGCTGGAATGGGGTGGGCCAACAACGCCTTACGGAATTAAGTGGGATAAAGACTCTGACGGTAATGGATTACCCGATACCGCCTATTATGTTTGTCGCCATAACGGTTGCGTGATCCACCACAACGATAAGGCCGGAATGGTTAAAGCGGGACAGTGGCAGGCAACGATGCCCTTTAAAGGACATGCGGGCTTTCATATTTGGGCGGGATACAGTCTCTTTCCTAACGCAGCATGGAAGTATTTGGTTGCCGAGTGGTTGCGGGTGAAGGACGACCCCCTAATGCGCCAGACATTCATCAACCTTGTTTTGGGTGAACCCTATGAAGATCGCGGTGAAAAGGCGCTCAGTGAAAAAAGCCTGGCAGAACGTTGTGAGGTTTATTCTGCTGAAGTCCCTGATGGTGTTGCCGTCGTCACCGCCGGTATCGATACGCAAGACGGGCGGCTTGAGATAGAGGTGGTGGGCTGGGGCCGGAATGAAGAAAGCTGGTCTATTGCGTACGACGTTATTGAAGGGGATTTAGAAACTGATGAACCCTGGCGGCGGCTTGATGCTTACCTGAAGCAGACATGGCGGAGAGCTGACGGGCGAGGGTTTACGATTATGGCTGCCTGTCACGACTCCGGTGGGCATCATACCCAGAAAGTGTATGAGTTTTCCAAAGAGCGTATTGGACGGCGGATATGGGCGATAAAAGGCGAGTCGGCAAGAGGCGGTAAGCGTTCACCCATCTGGCCAACAAGACGCCCATCTTCTCGGTCAAAGTCTCAATTCAAGCCCATTATACTGGGGGTTAATGCCGCAAAAGACGCCATTCGTTCCCGTCTTCACATGGAGCAACCGGCTGCGGGTATCCCTTCTGCGGGGTATATGCATTACCCGGTCGAGCGTGATTTACACCATTTTAGCCAATTACTTGCAGAGCGCTCCGTTGTTAAAACGGCGGGCGGGCAACGTTATCGCGTTTGGGAATTGTTGCCTGGGCGTGCAAATGAAGCATTAGATTGCCGGGTCTACAGCTATGCAGCGCTGAAAGGGTTACTGCATTTTGGATTGAATCTTAACCAGTATGCAGACAGCCTTTTAAGTCATCCTGAAAAATTACTGCCTCCTTCGGACGTTACAGAAAATAAGCCCAATCTGCGTTTTCCGGGCGTCATTATTCCAGAGTCGCAACCCACTACACCTAAAAGTAGAGCCAGAAGGCTGGCTTAAGGATTTCTATGTTCAATGCAAAAACCAGCCTATTGGCCGGTGCGCTGACTCGCACCCAATTAGAGGCTGCATTAACCCAAGCACAGCAAGCCTATATTGAATTATCTGCGGGGTCGAAAGGGGTGTCATTCTCATACGCCCAGGGTGATGGCACCCGCTCAGTCGCATACCAGCAAACTGATATTGGGGCGCTCATGGGGCTGATTCAGCTTCTTCAGGCCCAGTTGGGCATAGTTAGGCGTCCGCGCAGGGCGTTAAGGCCTCGTTACTGATGAAAAATGAAGTGAGGATTTTGGGACCCGACGGTCATCCACTGGCACCTTCGCGCTCTCGTGCCGCCATGCTCAGTGGTGGAAGTCGCGCTCCCTATGACGCTGCTGATTCATTCAGTGACTCCATGGCAAGCTGGCAACCGTCATTGTGGTCACCTGATAACGAAATCAATACCTCCCGCGATCAGGTGGTTGCCCGTGTTCGCGACATGGTACGTAACGATGGCTGGGCTTCCGGCAGTGTTACTCGGATTTTGGATAATGCGGTTGGCGCTACTTTTCGGCCATTGGCCAAAGTTGATTATCGAACCCTGGCATTGATGACAGGTAATTCAAAATTTAATGCAAAATGGGCTGATGAATATGGGCGGGCCATTGAATCTGGCTGGCGAGTCTGGGCCAATGATCCTGGTCGTTACTGTGATGTGGAGCGAAAGAAAACCGTCTCCCAATTATTACGACTCGGCTTGCGTCACAAGCTGACTGACGGTGATGCGCTCTGCGTTATGCAGTATAGACCTGACCGCCTTGGCCATGGTCGGGCGCAGTATGCCACGGCGATGCAGATCATTGACCCGGATAGATTGAGTAACCCTCAGCAGAAATTCGACATGCTGAATATTCGCGGCGGGGTAGAAATTGATGAGGATGGGGTGCCTGTTGCCTATCACATCCGAAAAGCTCACATAGGCGACTGGTGGAGCGGTAAAGAAACAATGACGTGGGAGCGAATACCACGGGAAACCAACTGGGGTCGGCCTATTGTCATCCATGATTTTGACAGTGACCGGGCCTCCCAGCATCGCGGTATCAGTATTTTCACCCCCATCGTTCAGCGTCTGAAAATGCTGATTAAGTATGATGAAGTTGAATTGCAGTCGTCGATCTTGAACTCCATTTTTGCCGCCTTTATCACGTCACCTTATGACCCGAATCTGGTTGCTGATGCCCTTGACACCGGTGAGGAAGTTAACCGATATCAAGACATGCGTCGGGAATATCACGACGAAAAACGCCTGTCATTACAGGGTGGTGCTCGTATTTCGATACTGGCACCCGGCGAAAGCATGACTGCATTAAATGCCGTTCGCCCAACCAGTAATTTTGTCGCATTTGAAAGTGCGACGTTACGGAACGTAGCAGCGTCATTGGGGATTTCCACTCAACAACTGACGCAGGACTGGTCAGATGTTAACTACAGTTCAGCGCGATCCGCGATGCTAGAAGCCTGGAAAACATTAACCCGCCGCCGAGATGATTTTGCTACAGGGTTTGCTCAGCCCATCTTGTCGTGTTTTATCGAAGAATTGCATGATTTAGGTGCGGTTCCCTTGCCTGATGGTGCCCCTGATTTTCTCGATGCTAAAGCGGCTTATTGCCGTGCGCAGTGGATGGGGCCTGGGCGTGGTTGGGTTGATCCGGTGGCTGAGAAGAAAGGGGCCATTCTCGGGATGGAGGCTGGTTTGTCTACTCTCGAAATGGAAGCGGCTGAGAACGTGGGCGAAGATTGGGAGGAACTACTTGATCAGCGCCAGCGAGAACGCGAGGCCTATATTGAGCGTGGGTTACCCATTCCAACATGGTTGCAAGCTGACACCTTTGCACCCGACCAACAACAAAAACCGGAGGCACAGTGAATCTTCCACATTTAGCCCAGCGGCTATTTAACACGCCGCTGGCACTTCACCCACACAAGGCTGAGGTGGTTATGGCGGCATTGACTGACCGGTTCGGCCTGACGCGTATTCAGTCTAATGCCGATTGGGATTGTGATGATGATACGTTTTCACGCAAGGGTCGTGATTGTGGTTATGACGTTATCGAGGGCGTGGCAGTCATTCCAATTCAGGGCACGTTAGTGCAGAAGTTAGGCACCTTGCGACCTTATAGCGGCATGACGGGCTATGACGGCATTCGGGCCAGCTTTCTGACTGCAATGAATGACGATGCGGTCAAGGGCATTTGTTTCGATATCGACTCACCGGGCGGCGAAGTGGCCGGCTGTTTTGATCTGGTCGATGAAATTTATGCCGCCCGAGGCGCTAAACCCATTTGGTCAATCCTGTCTGAAAATGCCTATTCGGCTGCTTATGCATTGGCCAGCGCCGCAGATCGAATTATCGTCCCTCGTACTGGCGGGGTGGGTTCTATCGGCGTCATCGTGATGCATGTTGACTGGTCGCAGCGCATAAAAAGTGATGGGGTGCAGGTCACGATAATCACTTTTGGCAGCAGAAAAGCGGAGTCAAATCCCTACGAAGCATTAAGCGAAGAGGCAAAGAAGGCCATTCAGTCAGATGTTGATGAGATGGGCCGCCTGTTTGTGAGTACCGTTTCCCGCAATCGCGGGATAGCAGAGAGAACTATCAGGGACACTGAAGCCGCGTGTTACTTGGCTGTTGATGGTGTGCAGTTGGGGTTGGCTGATGAAGTTGCCTCGCCTGATGTCGCATTCCGCGATTTATTAACATTGGTTGGAGAAAATAATGGGTAAGAAAATACAAGGTTTTGCTCACCTTTTTGGCCGTGGTGCTAAGGCATCCGATGAACCCGATGATGAGAAAGATGAAGAGGCCAGAAAAGCCAAAAAGGCCGAAGAGGAAGAGGAGGCAAGGAAGGCTAAAAAGGCCGAAGAAAATAATGACGACCCGGACGATTCTGATGATAAGGATCCTGACGCAAGCGACGATGGCGAAGATAATGATGGCGATGATAGCGATGAGAGCAATGATGCCAAAAAAGGTCGTAGCGCAGAACGTCAGCGTTGTGCACGTATTTTTGGCAGCAAGCATGCATCGGGTCGCGGAGAATTAGCCATCTCTCTGGCGCTTAATTCTGGCATGAGTTCCGCCGCCGTGATCCGCGTTCTTGCCTCAACCACGGCTACCGCACCTACACCCGCCTCCCGCAAACGCTCCCTTGATGAACGGATGCAAGCCAACGGTAACGCACGGCCCGGACAGGATGCCGCAGCAGCATCAAAAGGGGTATCAATGGTCACTAAAATGGCCAGCCTTTATGACTCCGCAAGAGGTAAAAAATAATGGATAAGTTCGGACAAAATGCTTTCCAGCCGGGTATGCGGTCATCATTGTTTGCGCCAGATCAGTTAGTCTCAGGGACATTACAACTGGTCACTGATACTGGCGTTATTGCTCAGGCGGCTGCGATACATATACGCGGCACCGTGATGGGTAAAATTACGGCATCAGGCGAGTACGTCAAGTCTGTGAAAGATGCTGAGGATGGCAGTGAAGTACCGGTAGCTATCCTTGTTGATAATGTGGATACCACAGTTACCGCTCAGCGTGGTGGCATATACCTAATGGGACAGTTTAATCAGAACAGTGTTATTCACGATGATTCGTGGACGCTGGCCGAATTAAAAACGGCACTGCGGTCGTATTCAATCTTCCTCGAAGACAGTATCCAAGCGCCAGTTTAAACCTCCACTTTCTTATTTGCACCCAATGCCACTCACCTGGTAGGGGTTTGCTCGTCTTCAATCTTTGTCTGGCGGCTCTGGCTGCCAGCAAATTAAAAGAGATACTCTATGAGTAATATTTACGATACCAATGTGTTAGTGGGTCTGGTCCCCAATCTGAAAACAAGTCAGAACTGGTTACTTGATCGCTTCTTTCCCAACGTGGTGACTTACGAAACCGAAGAGGTTTCCATCGATGTCGATATTGGTAAGCGTCGGATGTCTCCTTTTGTTTCCCCGCTAGTTGAAGGGAGGCTGGTGGAGAGCCGCAAATATCAAACCAATACGTTTAAACCGGCTTATATCAAAGACAAACGAGCACCTGATTTGCGTAAACCTATCCGCCGCCAGATGGGTGAGCGTATCGGTGGGGAGTTCACCTCAGCAGAACGTGAAATGTTAAATATTCAGTTTGAAATGGAAGATCAGATCGACATGCTGAACCGCCGTAATGAATGGATGGCGGCGAGTGCCTTGGTCAAATCTCAGATAACGGTGGTGGGTGATGGGTTCCCAACAACGGTTATTGATTTTGGCCGCTCCGCTGACCTGACAATCACATTAAGCGGCGCAGATAAATGGCCTTTATCCGTACCCGCAGGGACAACCAACACCCAACCGACAGATGATATTGAAGATTGGCAAACGCGGATCTTGAAAGAATCAGGCTCGGTGGCCACTGACCTGGTATTCACTACGTCGTCATGGAAAGCGTTTCGTCTGGACACAACAATCAAAGACAACGCCATCACATTCCCGGCATTGAGTCCATTTGGTAATCAGGTCGATGCGGGGCCGCGTATCGCCAAAGGCGCAGTCTATAAGGGGCGCTGGGGCAATTTTGATTTGTGGTTGTATAACGACTGGTTTATTGACCCAGTTGATTATGTGGAAAAGCCCATGATCCCCGACGGGGCTGTATTGATGTCAGGTGCTGACCTGATGGGGACTCGCGCTTTTGGTGTCATTCTGGACCCTGCGTTTAACTATGGCCCAATGGCATTCGCACCCAAATCATGGGTCATGCCGGACCCAGCGCAGCGTTACTTGCTGATGCAATCGGCTCCACTGGTTATTCCAAGCCGGGTCAATGCTTCACTCTGTGCCACGGTGGTGTGATATGGCAAAACCAACAAAGCAACAACCGAGTATCAATGAACTGGGCGGTTTGCCGTCCGAGTTCGCAACAGATGCACAGCAGGAGTGGCTTGCTGTGGAAGATGACAGCGAAAAACAGCCTGAGATTAATGCTCAAGAAAAACCCACAGAGAATTTTGGGGGTGGCGATAATACTGCTGATGACTCTGATGACTCTGATGACTCTGATGACTCTGATGAGATGGAGGTCGCTGTGGTAAAAGGCCAGACAGTGCGCCATAGCGGGGGAAATTATACGGAGAATAGCCGTTTATTTCTGCCACATGATGATGCTGAACGGCTGATTAACCTGGGCGTGGTTGCTGATGTGAAAGTATTACGGCAACAGACCACTCGCGCTGCTGGCCCCTCAATCACTGTTGATGATGGTGTGAAGATAAATCGGGGGAGCTAATAATGGGCATCAACTGGGATCAGCATCTTCTCGGCCCCTTACATTCGGTATTTGGTGACCCGGTTGATTACCGGCCAGGTGATAAAAAACCGACATATACCATTAGTGGCATCTTTGACCGCGCATACACACAGGATGTGGAGCCGCTGGACGGTGGTAGCACAATTAATACCACCAGGCCGGTTTTAGGTGTCAGGGACAGTGAGTTTCGCTCACCGCCGGAACAAGGTGACCGTGTGTTCATTGGCGTGGTCGGTGGGGTGGTGGTCAATACCCTGTTTGCTGTGGCAGACGTACAGCCAGATAGCCACGGTGGCAGTAAGCTTATTCTTAATAGGGTGAAATAATGAATACAGCCCAAGTCAGGCAGTTAGTGGTAGATGCTCTCAAGGAAAAAACAGACGCAGGTATTCGCGTCTATTCTCCCCGCACCTGGCCCACTACCGAGGCGCTGTACCCGGTTATTTTGGTGCAGTCGCTGATAGAGGAAAAGCAGTCATTAGGACGCAACGCTCCGCAGTTCAACACCATCACCACTGTTCGCATTACTGGCCGGTTGCAGGAACTTGACGGTGAACATGTGGACGATGGCGCAGATAAGGCGGAATTGGCACTTGAGCGATTGCGAGATCAAATTGAGCGGGCAGTGATAAACAGTTATGACCTCACACGTCAGATACAGCAGTTTGCCCGAGTGCGCTCAACCATTGATCTGGACTCCGGCGGCGAGGGGCATATGGCCCAATTACTGATGGAGCTGGATATTGAATATTACCAGGGGCCGGAGGATTTCTACCCCATCAACGCTGACCGACTGGATGGCATGGATATCACGATCGCTATGCCAGATGGCACTACAGACCCCCTGGTTTCTATAAACTTCCCGGAGTAAATCCCATGATTGTTAAACCCGTAGCCGGTCGCTCAGTGCGCGACCCGGTGAAGGGCACCTTTTTGCCCGAATCCGGTACCGAGGTTCCCGATAATTCATTTTGGCGTCGTCGTTTAAATGATGGCGATGTGGTACGAGAACAGCCTAAAGAGCTTAAACCCGCGCCAGAAGCCACCAAAGCGGAGAAAACCAAATAATGACTATTCCCTTTACTAACATTCCGAGCAATCTTCGGACGCCGCTTTTCTTCGCTGAATTTGATAACTCTCAGGCGAACACGGCAACCACCACGCAGCGCACGTTAATCATTGGGCAAACGCTGGATTCCAGCACGCTACCGGCTGATGTGCCGGTACTGGTTTCCTCAGTGGCCACTGTCGCGGGTCTGTGTGGTGCGGGTTCAATGCTGCATGGACAGATGGCGGCTTATTTGGCGAATGACACCGCCGGTGAAATTTACATTTTGCCACTGATTGATGCTGAATCGATGGTTGCTGCGGTGGGTAAAATCACGGTAACAACACAGGCATCAGCTACAGGCGTGATTTCACTTTATATCGCGGGTATTCGCGTGCAAGTAGCGGTAGTCGCGACTGATGATGTCAATGCGATCGCAGCAGCGTTGGCCAGTGCCATTGAGGGGCGGCCTGAATTGCCGGTCACGGTTGTCCATACCGGTGAAATTGTATCGACAGGTGCGGTTGTGGTGCTGGCCGCGAAGAATAAAGGTGCTCATGGTAATAACATTGATCTGCGGCTGAATTACCTCGGCAGCGCAGGTGGTGAAACAACACCTGAAAGCCTGGTACTGACGTTTACACCGATGGCGGGTGGTGCGGGTGCACCAGAGCTGGATGATGCGCTGGCTAATTTGCAGGACCGAACATTTGATTTCATCATCAACCCCTACACCGATACGGCATCGTTGAATAAAATCAAAGAGTTTCTGTCAGACAGTACCGGGCGCTGGAGCTACAGTCAGCAATTGTACGGCCACAGCTTTGCCGCTCAATCCGGAACTTATGGCCAACTGACCACCGCCGGGGAGTTACGCAATGATCAACACGCTTCTCTGCTGGGTATCAATGGCTCGCCAACACCGAGCTATGTCTGGTCAGCGGCTTATGTTGGCGCGATTGCGCAAAGTCTGCGTAATGACCCCGGACGTCCTCTGCAAACCTTGGCGATCAGTGGCGTA